ACAGTAGACTTAGAGTTTACAGTCATCTCACGGAACAGATTTGCAACACGCAACTCAAGCTCGATTTCCTTCTCAATTTGAGTAGAAACCTCTTGAGCAATATCAGGAGCATTTGCAGCGCCTGTGTAGCCGATACCAGCTTTCTCAAATACAGATTTAGCATAGTCAGTATCAAAGCCCTTCTGAGTCATAACGCCCAGGAGGTGTGCATACATAAGCTCTTTGTTGCCCTTGATGTTAGCGCCACCTTCACGATCAGCGAATACACGCTTTGACTCGCGAATTTTGGTGAGCTCTTCATTTTTCTCTTGAAGTTGTGCTTGGAAAGATGCAACGACTTCTTCAATCTTTGCGTCCTTCTCAGCCAGCTTAGACTCGATGTCTGCCATCAGGCGATCAGCACCTGACTCAACACCTACACGAATAGCTGATTGAACTTCTTCTTCTTGAGCAGCTTTCTCAGCAGCTTCTTGAGCCGCCTTCTCTTCTGCTTCTTGAGCTGCCTTCTCTTCGGCAGCTTTTTGCTCGGCTTGCTTCAATGCAATCTTAGCAGCAGTCTCTTCTGCTACTTTCTTCGCAAAAGCTTCCAAGTCGACTTCGGGAGTTTGTACTTCCGACATAATGATCTCCTTGTCGGCGGATTTTTCCGCTTCGTCCGGTGTTTCACTAGCTACCGATGAATTTTCATCCTTAGCCAGAGACTGACCGGCTAGATCTACACGATTGGTGAAAGTTTTCTTGAACTCATTATACTCTTCTATAGAGTCAAATGATTTCGCCAGAGAAAAAGTTGCTGCTTGATTGCAAGGTACCGATACCACTGATACTTCAAACAACTCAGCATCCTTAATCTTTAATCCGTCAGTTTCCGTTAGATAATCAGCATCCTTGACTCGGAAACCAACAGAAAAAGCTCCAAGAATGCCTTCTTTTACTAATTGCGCCACATGATCTGGTGCAGATTTAGAAATTTTAGCCTTTAATTCAAGACCGTTTTCAGTGACTTTTAGTCCTGTAGCGCGTCCGATTGGCTTGTTATAGTCATGATTAAAAAGAATAATAGGATTCTTTTCAAAATTGTTCAGACCACCCTTTGTCCATGCCTCCGCATCAATAGTATCGCCAGCACGATCAAAATCAGTTGTGCTAGCCATTCCGCAGATATGAACTCCTCCATCGTCTTCATCTAGAGTTTTGAAGGTAGAGGTAAGATTGAAAATCTTTTCCATTAGTCCTTACTCTTTGGTGCTGCTTTAGGTGCAGGCTTGCTCGCAGGCTTTGATGCTGCCTTTGGAGCGGGTTTTGGAGCAGGCTTAGTAGCCGGCTCTGCCGCCTTTTTAGTAGAAACTTTATTTACTACGGTGTCTACATCAGGGTACTGCTTTTTTAAAGAACCCATTACACGAGGCCAGCGCCCCATAAACAGTTTCTTTAATACTCTTCGCGTCATAGGAGCATCAACAGCTTTACAGTATTCTTCATAGCTAATATCTGTTGTCAAACCAAACATCTGAAACTGCTCATAAAGTTTTGCCAGTGTTGAGGTTCGTGCTCTACTTGAGGTAATTTGTAAAGGCATTATTCTTCTCCTTCTCCTTCTGGTGGTCTGCCACCTTCTTCTGGGTTTACGGCGCTTCCTGCAATATTTGCGGGCACTCGTAAATCATCGTAACCATCTACAGGCTCAAAGTTTAACGCTGCTCGTGCTTCGTTCGGACTGATAATACCCGTATTCACAAGAGCCTGATAATAAGAAGCCTGGTCTCGCAGCTCAGGCTGCAAAGCTGGAATATTGCTAGCATCTTCTACAACTTCAAATCCGAAAAATCTTTCTAGTGCAAAATTAATTTTACGAATAATCGGCAAAACTGTTTCGAGATAGTAAAGTCTCATGTTTGGACGAAGATTAGCGTTATTACCAGAGTCTAAAAGAATTGGAGGAATACCCAATGCTTTTAGTATAATTTTTTCGTTTTCTTCAATAGCTTGTTGAAAGTCTAGCTCTTTGAAGTTTACATTCGAGACTTTGTCGATTTCAATACCGCCATCCAAAATAAGAGGACGACGACCGCCTGCATCAGGACGATAGCGAGCTTGCCAAGACTGAACCATTCGCTCTTTAATTTTCTCTGAAAGAGTATTAGGAGACTTCAATACAAGCCCGGGAACTGCTCCATTTTTAAAGAAGTTATCTTGAAACTCACGCATCCGCTTAGTAAGTACCATTGTACGAAGTGCGGGCTTCAATCTAGATACTCCTCGATAAATAGAGTAAAAAGAATTGTCTTTAATATGAATAATTTCTTTAGGGGTAAAAGTTACTACTTCGTTGTAAGTAAACTTTTCAATATAAGTAGACTCACTAGCATGAATAATCATTTTGCTAGCAGGAAGATGATATAGATGTACTCCGTCGTAGTATATAAAAATATTTCCGTCAATTAAATAGTCAATTAGCAAGTTACGACGAAACGTACTAATATCTTGAAATAGGTTGGGCTCTTTATTCAGTAGAAGCTCAACTCGAGATCTTTTAATTCCTTTTATTACGCTTTGAGTAGGAAGCTGCACTCCAACTTTTACATTGATTTCTGCGGCATCGTCAACAAGCATATTTACGCCACGATTTACAATTTCTAAATCTTCATACGCCTGCTCAAAGCTAAACGTAGGCTCGCGGCTGCTTTCAACTTTTCCGTCGAAGTATGGCTGAGCAGGATTGAGTTTTTCCTCATCTGCTTTAGGAGTTCTGCCAATTAGTCTGTCATACCATGCCATACTTTTCTCTTTGAATTTCTACCCAGCGCATTTGCTTCTTTGCCGTTACTAAGGCTGGATTTCTGCCGTACAATCTATGCAGCTCCAAATGATGTTTATGGCAAAGCGTGACTGTGTGCTCGTACAGCTCCGCCCATTTGTCTTCTATAAACTCGTCCCGCCAGATAACAATATATTCGTCCGTGTAATGTGCGGGTCTTTCTTTTTGTTTTTCTTTGAGCCACTCTCTGAGGAGTGGAGCTAGAGTGTAAAAGTGGTGAAAATCGAGTTCGGTATTAGCGCCGCAAATGTGGCATTCTGTTCCTTTTTCGTACTTTGATTTAGCTCGATCTCGTATGTATTTTACCGGATCTCTTTTTAGCTTTTTCATTTTGAATTATAGCCTCTGTGAGATAAATTGTCAAACATTATTTTTTGCAGGTATCTTTAAAACCCGCTCTGCGTTGTTTCAAAAGAATACAGTGCGTAACGAAGCGCATCAGCCATGTGAGACGCACGATTATGTTTTGGCTTTTCTTTTGCGAGATTTGGATTAGGATCCCATTGGTACTGGTCAAGACAAGATAGCACTTCACCGCATCGCTGATCGACCATTAGTCTGTCGTTATCAACTATTCCCGCTACGTGTGCGATTCCGTCTAATACTGACTTTTTAGCGTTTACAGTACTAATATCGTAATTTTGTGCGAAGTCAAATCGAGTTTGCTGAGCTGCGGAATCTATGTAAATATAGTCGATATCCCACTTGTCAACCATTTCACGAATTACAGCAGCATGTTGCTCGGTAGTCTTTTCGGCGTCAAGGTACTCATCTAATACATAGTACAGCTCTTCGTCCCAATCATATGCTACGACCATAAAAGCAGTTGGATCACGATAACCAACGTCGAGACCAGCAAATACATCCATGCGGCGAGTATCAAGCTCTTCATTATTGGCGATACAGGTTTCGTGATTGAAGTTCCAAATTTGGCCTTCATAAGTGTTAAAGTCCGCTTCATATTCTTGTCTAAATTCTGCATCGGACATAGACTTTTTAGCTTCTTGTATATCCAACTCAGACATACGCGGATTATCTTTATAAGTAGCTCGTATCGAGCACCACTCTGGAAACTCATCATTAAATCCTCTGTCAAAAAATTCTGCAAACCAGTTGTTCCTGCCTCGAGGAGTAGAGATAAAGATAGCCTTTGAGTTATCTTTATCCAAAGTAGGTCGAAGTGCGACATTAAAGGCATCTTTGCCGTCTGCCAACGCCGCCTCGTCAAATATAATTAAGTCGTAGCTACGACCTACGCAAGAATCAACCTGGTTTACAGAACCCATTCGAACTGTTGAGCCATTTGTCAGCTCAATAACTTTATCTTTTGCATTATCTTTCGCTACCTCTAAGTCAAAGTGCTTAATTAGATTTCTTTGTAAGTCAAAAGAAATCTGAGACAGCGAGTAATTGGGGGACATGATTAGGATGTTGGAACCAGGAACTAATGAAACAAGTTGCCCGATTATGTTTGCGATATATGTTTTGCCTTGCCGCCTTGAAACTGCCGCACAGACAAATCTGTACTTAGGATTATTAATCGCATTTATAATTGCTACCTGAGAAGGTAAGGGTGTAACGCCCAGCAGACTCAGGTAAGGGTCTGTAGGCAGCTTTAAGAAGCGTGTCTCAGATTGTAAATCTAGTATCTCTCCGCAAGATACATCTGCTCGACTAATTTGAACAGCCATAATTTAGTCCTGTTTTTGATCGTCAAGAACTTCTTCATTTCGCTCAATCCAATCTTCAGAGTCTGTGT